GATATGTTAGCTATGAGAACTTGGTTTGAGTTTAAGCCGAAGTTTGTCGTCGGGGTTTGGTAATTAAAATTTGTTAACTTTGAATAAATATTCTATTATGGGGTTATTTGATATATTCACGAATAAAAAGACACTAGACACAGTTCTACCTCCCAATTTTAATACTGCGCAACAAGTAGCAATCCAAAGAGGGATCGTTACTTGGCAAGGAGGTAACCAACAAGCCTACGTAAGAGACGGCTATCAAGCTAACGACATAGTTTACTCTATCATAAAACTAATAACGGACAAAGCAAAGCTAGCGCCGTTTCACGTTTATAAAGTAGTAGACGAAGTTTCCTCTAAGCGTTATAAGGCTTTAATGAAGCAACCCGATAAGATAACTAATTGGCAAGAAGTATCCGACCTACATACAAAGGCCTACGAAATGTATACCGGAGACGCACGTCTTAACGAGTTACTAAAATATCCTAACGAGGAAGATACTTTCGCGGATCTAGTAGAGCAATATTGCGGATTTAAGTTAATGATAGGTAATACTTTCTTATACGCCAAGCTAATAGAAAGCGGAAACAATCAAAGCAAGCCTTACGAGTTATTCGCTCTTCCCGCTCAATATATGGCGATTATAGCAGATATAGAAGTCTTCCCTCCTACTAGATTAGGTTATCAATTATACTACGGTAAAATGTGGTCCTTTGAGGCTAAAGAAATTTTACACGATAAGTACTTTAATCCTTCTTGGACCGTAACCGGTAACCAACTTTACGGACAGTCTCCTTTATTAGCGGCTTCTAGGACTTTAACTAGATCCAACGAGGCAAAGACTGCGGCGGTTTCTGCGTTCCAAAATGGAGGACCGGCGGGAGTTTTATTTATGAAGGATCAAAGATTCGATCCGGCTAGCGGGGGCCAACAAGCCCAAGCGTTAAAGACTTCAATAGCACAAAAGGGAGGCGCTGAAAACTTTAATTCTATCGCGGTTTCTGCATACGAAGTAGATTGGAAACAAATAGGATTAAGTCCGGTAGAGTTAAATATCATAGAGTCCGAAAAGTGGGATATGAAAGCCCTTTGTAATATCTACGGAGTTCCTTCGCAGTTATTAAACGACTCGGATAATAAGACATACAATAACCAACTAGAAGGCGAGAAAGCGTTAACTCTTCGTTGCGCTATTCCTTTACTAGATTCATTAAGAGACAATCTTAACCGCAAACTGCATACGGATTGGGGTTATAAGGGGACCGATATTTACGTCGATTACGATATTAAAGTCTATCAAGAATTAGAGTCGAATAAAACGGAGCAAGTAACTTGGTTAAATAATGCTTGGTGGATTCCGCCGGCGCAAAAGAATGAAATAATGGGTATAAAGACTCCTAGTTACGTTCCTACGGAGGATATGGAGAAACTATATATTCCTAGCAGTTTACAACCTACGGACCAATTCCAACCCTTAACACTTCCTAGCGATAACTTATAGTTATGATATGGCAAGACTATAAAAAACTTTATTGGAACGCATTAAAACAGTACTCCCCTACATTCAAAAAGGAGTTACAAAGGCAAGTAGATACCTACTGTAAGACGCAAGATTATAACGCTATTAGTAGTAAGGCAATTAAAAAGACTATTCAAAAGCTACATACTGCGCTAGGTACTAAAATGGCGGGGATCGCTTATAAAGACGTTAAGAAAGGAGTTAAATCCTTCTACGGTCCGTTAGAAACTAAATCGGAATTAGTGGATCTATGGGCCTATACTATTCTAGCCTATCTAGAAACCAAAGGACTAGAAGACTTAGCCGAGGGAATAACTGACACTACAAAAGAACAAATAAGAAGTTTTCTTATTCAAGCCCAAGAACAAAATTTAACGACGCAACAATCTATCGCACTACTAAGAACAAGCGGAATAACTAACTTTAGGGCCGAGTTAATCGCAAGGACCGAAACGGGAAGAGCGGCTAATATCGGATCGGTAGTAGGCGCAGTCTCTACCGGATTAGTTACGGTTAAAGAGTGGATAGCTACCCAAGACTCTAGAACTCGTAGGATTCCTAGGGATCAAACGGACCACTTGCACCTAGACGGAGTAAAGGTTCCAATAGACGCGACTTTTACAGTTAAAGGAATGAAATATATCGACTTAATGTTGCACCCTTGCGACTCTTCGGCGCACGCCGGAAACGTTTGTAATTGCCGTTGCACTTTAGGCTATGAAGCACAAAGAGACGGTTCGGGTAAATTGCTAAGACTAGAAAATAATCCGCCGCTAGGAGACGTCGGTAGGATTTGGAATATATTTAACGATACAACCGGAAGACAAATAAAGGATCTAATTGCGGAAGCGTTACGATAAAAAAAAATACTATAACTTTGAATTACGAATAATTTATTTAAGCTATGAAAAAATACCAATATAAAGACATAATAGCGCATAAGGCGGATCCTAGTTATTCCGTTATGGACGTAGATACTACGCAACGTAGAGTAAAAGCCGTTTGGGCGTGTACTGATAATATAGACTTAGATAATGATATTATCGTTCCGGAAGCGTTTACTAAAACAATTAGCGAACGCGGTCCAATGGGTAAAAACCTTATTTGGTCCTTAGTGGATCACTGCGCAGAAATGGAGTCGGCGATAGGTAAGCCCGAACAATTATATTTAGAGGGACATTATCTTATAGCTATTACTCCGATAGTAGAAACGGAGAAAGGGGAAGACATAATTAAAATGTACGAAGCCGGATTAATTAACCAACATTCAATCGGATTTAGTACTATTAATTCTAGCGTAGATAAAAAAGGAGTTAGAACTATTACGGAATTAAAACTATACGAAGGATCTGCGGTACTATGGGCGGCCAATCCCGATACTCCTATGATAGATTTTAAGAGCGAAGAGAAAAAAATAAACTTAAGCGATAGACTAGAGAAGTTAATAAAAGCCTTTAAAAATGGCCGTTTTACCGACGAAACATTCGCATTAATGGAAATAGAAATAAAGAGAATACAATCCGAAATCTTAGAAATAGAAGTAGTTAAAGAAATCACTCAACCCGCAATCGCAGTCGAGCCGGTAATAAACGAAACAAAATCTAACGAGGATTTATATAAGGCAATAAACAAATTTAATAACCTATTTAAAAAATAGAAAATGGAACTAGAAAATCAAATCGGCCAAATGGCTGAAAATGTTAAGTCTATCAAAGACGATACGACTAACGCAATCGCTGACTTAAAGTCGGACATTAAAGTAACTCGCGACGAAATGCAAAATCAAATCGACGGAGTTTTAGCCGCTCAAAAGAAAGCCGCTAAAAAAGAAGTTAAATTTATCGACGATTTAATTATCGAGAAATTAGACGGTAGATTAGACGAAATGGAGAAATCTATGAAGTCAAACGGTAAATTCCGTATTGACTTAAGCGAAGCTAAGTCTATGACTTTATCCGCTTCATTAACCGGAGACGCGCAAGCCTCTTACGCTCCTAACGCTTCAATTTTACCAAGTCAAGCTATTAACTTCCGCGACTTGATCCCTACTGTTAGAAGTACTAGCGGTCTTTATGTATTCTACAAAGAGACGTCTACTACTAACAATATAGCGGCACAAACCGAAGGTTCTAACAAAGGCGAGAATAGTTACGCATTAAGCGAAGTAAAAGTAGTTAACGATTATATCGCGGGCTTCTCTACATTCTCTAAGCAAATGGCTAGATCACTTCCTTTCTTAAGCACTACTTTACCTAGAATGTTAACTAGAGACTTCTACAAAGCTGAGAATAGCGCTTTCTTTACAACTGTAAGCGGAGCCGCTACCGGTTCTACTACAACTGCGGAGACAGTAGACTTAAAGCAATTAGTAGACTATATCGGTAACCAAAAGAGCGCAAACTTCGTAGCTTCAGTAGCTTTAGTTAGCCCCGCTCAATTAGGCCGTTTATTAAAAGAGACTATTACTGCGGGTTACTATGCGGGTAGTGGTTCGGTTATCGTTAATCCTAACGGTGGTATGACAATTTGGGGTACTCCGGTTATCGCCGCTTCTTGGGTTACTGACGACAAAGTACTTATCTTAGATAATAACTTTTGTGAGCGCGTAGAAGTAGAAGGATTAGCTATTGAGTTCTCTTATGAGAACGCTAGCAATTTCCAACAAAATATGGTAACTGCTCGTATCGAGTGCTACGAAGACGTTAACTTAATGCAACCTACTTCGGCTATTTATGCTGACTTAGGAAACGTATAGTTTTAATGTATAGTAGATAATAAATTAGGGGTGTAGCTAAAAACTACGCCCTTTTTTTATATAAGAAATAAATGTTTAAATTTGTAAAAAAGAGGTTATGTATAATTTTATAATAGATCACTTTCTAGAGTACGACGGAGAAATAGTAGAACCCGTAACAGTAGAGGAGGCTAAATTATATTGTCGTATTACTGATAGCGTAGAAGATAACTTAATAGAGGAACTTATAATCCAATCTAGGGAAGCCATAGAGAAGGTTACTAATTTAACTCTAGTTCCTAAGATTGCTACTGTTTGGTTTACTAATCTTAGCGGAATGTTTCAATTTCAGTACGGACCAATGCAAGAATTTACCGAACTATTAAACGCGGAAGGCGACGAAATAGACTCGGATAACTATCGACTAGTAGGAGGACAATATCCTAGTTTAGCGCGTCCAATGTTTGAGCAACTAAAAGCTACTTATTCTTGCGGGTTCCCCGAAGGCGAGGTCCCTACGGAACTTAAAATAGCTATTTTAGACCAAGTAAGCTACGGTTACGAGAATAGAGGATTAGAAGTAGACGGTATGGGTATTTGCGAAAAGACTTGGCGAGTTTGTCAACGTTGGACTAGAACAAGCCCAATAATATAATTTATGAGAATAGGCAGAAATAAAACTAATTACGTCGACGCAAACTCTATGAATAGATTAGTAGGCCTTTATGTGCCTACAAGGACTAGCGACGGCCAAGGAGGGTTTACTACTACGTTTGCACTACAAGAAACAGTTTGGGGCGATTTTAGGCCGCAGTCTCAAAGTAGAGCGATTTTAGAATCGGAACTTAGTTTTACTAGATTTGGTAGATTATTTATTCGATTTGGAGTTACAATAACCGACGCTTACGAATTAGAAGTAGAAGGAGATAGGTATACTATTCACTCTATTAAGAACGTAGACGACGCGAGACGATATTACGAAATAGAAATATACTTTTAATATGGCCGGTTTTGCTTTAAATTTAAGCGGGTTAGATAACCTTACTAAAAGGCTAACTTCTTTAGAGAGTAATCTAAGGATAGAAGTAGCGGCGGAAATGTCGGCTAGCGCTTTACGCATAGAAACAAAGGCAAAGAGAAACGCACCCGTTAACTTGGGTACGTTAAGACAAAGTATACATTCGATAAGCGATACCGGAGGGCTAACTCATAGAGTAATAGCGAGCGCAAGTTACGCTCCTTATGTAGAGTTCGGGACCGGAGGGAAGGTTTCTATTCCGGCGGGTTACGAAAATTTTGCCGTACAGTTTAAAGGCAAAGGATCGGGAACTTTAGAGGACCTTATTCAAGCGTTAACAGTATGGGTAAAACGTAAAGGATTAGCCGGAACTTATCAAGCTACTTCTTACGACGTTTCTACTAGAAAGGCTAGTAAGATAAAGAGAACGGGATCGGCAAAAACAAAGAAGAGCGAAGACGAAAAGTTAGCTAGATTTCTAGCGTTTAAAATACTTAAGAATGGATTAAGAGCGCAACCGTTTTTAATTCCCGCTTATGAGGACGAGAAGCCTATACTATTCAATAAATTAAAAAGGTTATTAAATGCTTAATCCTAATATAGATATAAAAAAATGGTTTTATACTAACTTAGTTAGTATAACGGACTTAGACGTCTACGACGGTATGGCACCGGAAGGAGCCGGAAACGAATACCTTATTTTAGACGGTAGAAGTTCAAGTCAAGAACAAGGAAAAACGGGCTATACTAACTCCGTAACTATGACCGTAGACATTGTTACAAAAAATGCTAACTTTGGTTACAAAAGAGCGGAGACTATAAGCGATTTAATATTAGCAGACATAAATT